ATCGGCAGGAGCTGCACCGGGCGACCTCTGGACGATCAGCATCGGCAGGAGCTGCACCGGGCGACCTCTGGACGATCAGCATCGGCAGGAGCTGCACCGGGCGACCTCTGGACGATCAGCATCGGCAGGAGCTGCACCGGGCGACCTCTGGACGATCAGCATCGGCACCGGCAGCGGTGGTTTTCGTTGCTACGTAATTTTCATACTCTTTTATCATTGCTTTGTGATTTCGTGGTTAAGTGCTGATTGTGCATTTTGTATAAAAGTATATTATTATGTTTGTTTAATATGCGTGTATGCGTTTAAATTTGGTGATAAAAAGGTGACAAAAATGTCAAGTGATTATACTTGACATTACACCCAACTCTAAATATAACCAGCCGGAAGGTTAAAATGCTACTTTTTTACATTTTTTAGCATTTTTTAAGACCGGGGCTATTTTACACTTATTTTTGCTAATTATCTGTGAACATTTCAATACCTACTTCCCCCACAAACCGGGGGGATTTTTTTATTGTCCATATTCAAGCAACATTTACTATAGCATATAAAGGTGATATAATGATACTAATTATCAATAAGGATATAGTATTATTAAGCGTTTAAACGGAGATTGTTCAGTGCTGAACAATATGTTACACTTATTTTTTTAAAAGTGTAACATAAAGTGTAACGTTTTTTTATCGCATTTTCGGGCTTGTTACACTTGTTACACTTGTTACACTCCGCGCACTACTATATACGCGCGCGAGGGCGAAAAAATAAACTGACCAATGGTCAGTAGAAAAACAGTATATTTCTAAATATATATATATTATTGTGGGGGGCAAAGTGTAACACCCCAAAAGTGACCGTTTTGTATGGAAAATGCGTTATTTTTTCTGTTACACCTCGAAGTGTAACACTTAGGTGTAACACCTCCTGAAACGTCCCTGATCGGGGGTTTTGTAACCAGTTTGTAACCGTTTTTGTAACCGTTTTGTAATCTGAGGTGAGCGAAATGTACACGTTGAGGGACTATCAGGAGGCAATGATAGAGGGGGTGAGGAAATCATGGCGGACTGGGCATCGTGCGCCCTGTGTGGTTGTGCCGTGCGGGGGTGGGAAGTCGGTGATCGCTGCGGAGATGGCAAGGCGGACAACGGAACGGAGAGGGCGGGTGTTGTTTCTGGTTCATCGGCGGGAGCTGTGCGAACAGATAGAACGGTCGTTTGCTGCTGGCGGTGCGGATATGGGACTGGCGGATATATGTATGGTGCAGAGCGTAAGTCGGCACATAGAAGAGATTGAGCCGCCCACGCTGATTATGACGGACGAGTGTCAGCACAGCCCGGCAGAGAGCTACAGGAAGATTTACAGGGCGTTTCCGGATGCATACCGTGTTGGGTTGAGCGCTACGCCTACGAGATTACACGGCGGCGGTCTGGGGGCGGTGTTTGACGAGCTGGTGATCGGACCGAGCGTTCGCGAGCTGATTGATCGGGGGTGTCTGGCTGATTTTGATTATTATGCGCCGAGGCTGATCGACACGGATAAGCTGCGGCGGCGGTCGAATGGCGAGTTTGATACGGCGCAGGCGGCACAGGTGTTAAGTACGGCGGCGATCTATGGCGATGTGATCCGGCACTATGAGAAGCTGGCGGCAGGGAAACAGGCGATATGCTATTGTGCTACGGTGGCGCACAGTCAGCAGACAGCAGGAGCGTTTACGGCGGCAGGAATCCCAGCGGCGCACATAGACGGAACGACCGGGGCGGCAGAACGTGCGGCAGCGATTGAACGGTTTCGGTGCGGTGAAATACGGGTGCTGTGTAATGTGGATTTGATTTCTGAGGGATTCGATGTGCCGGACTGCGGGTGTAGTATTCTGCTGAGGCCGACACACTCGTTGGTTCTGCACACACAGCAGAGTATGCGGTGTATGCGGTTTAAAGCTGGTAAGCGGGCGGTTATTATCGACCACGTTGGGAACGTGTTCCGGCACGGGCTGCCGGACGAGCCGCACGAGTGGACGTTAGAGGGGCGAAAACGGCAGAGTAAGAAAAATATGCTGGCTGTGCGGCAGTGCCCGGAATGTTTCTTCGCGCACAGGAGCAGTCCGGTGTGTCCGGGGTGTGGGTATGTATACCCGAAAACAGAACGTGAAATTCTGGAGGAGAAAAAGGAAGCCGAGCTGGTGAAGATTCAGAGCCGGTTAAAAACTGCTGAGGATTGCCGGACGATGAAAGAGCTTATGGCGTTTGCTAAGAAGAACGGGTATAAACCCGGATGGGCATATTGGCAGGCAAAAAGGAGGGGCTGGAAGGTATGAACCGGCAAGTGCTGATATACGGCGTTGACACAGGTGATTTTTATTCTGGGAATGAACGGCGGTTGCATGAGCGGATGATGAAGCTCCGTGCAGAGCGCAGAGAGCTGACAGAAAACGTGGGAAATAAAACGGCGAAAATTGAAAGGCTGAAAAAACGCCTGCTGGAAAAGCTGGCGAATAAACGTGGGACGTACCGTGTATTAGACCCGAAGATCGTTGAAAAGCCGAAAAAGGTTATTTCTGTGTTTGAATCATTCCTGACCCGGACGATTCATGCACCGACCATGGAGAACATGAACAGCGAGGTGTGCCGGGACTTCATAGTCGTGCAGGTGTATTATTTTGATATTCTGTATGATCTGATGCACATGGGGTTTGAGTTCCTGGGGGAGCGGTATGTGTATTACACATCGTCTGCGGGGCAGATACGGCAGAAGAAGGCGGTATTTATCCGGGAGAGCGTATTCAGGGCGCATGAAAAGACATTGATGTGCGGACTGACTGTAGAGCGGATCAATGAGCTTGGTGGGTGTAATTCAAATAAATTTTTGGCATATCTGGCGTTGACGAACTCGGCAACGGACGTGTGGAACGGGTTTGATATAAACCGGTGCATCGTGATTGACGATTTTGAAACGCATGTGATCGGGGATTATGATTATATCAGCGAGCAGACATACGAAGTGACCCGGCGGCACGGGGCTGTAAGCGTGCCGCACACGGACGGCTGTGGGATGATTCTGCCGTTTGCGTTCGGCGCTGTGCAGAAAAACAAGATGATTCGTGCGCCGTGGATAAAGGGATTGCTGGGTGTATTCGATTTTATGAAATTCATAGAGGTGAATTTCGGCACATGGAAGGTCAAGGATATATGGGGGGATATGCATGATCTGAAGCTCGAAAATATACAGGTGATTTTCACAAAGTCACAAATGAAGATGTGGAAGTATTACCGGAACTGGGACGAGTACAAGACAATGTTCAGGCGGTATCAGTGTGAAGCCGGGTATTGCAACGAGGAAGAAGAAAAAAAGCATACGGCGAAGATCAATTATCAGATGCTCCAGACGTTGACCGATGTGACGGATTTTGAAGTGCTGAGATTAGCGGAACGGTCTAACCGGCGGCTGCGGAATATGTGCGAGAGCGTAGACGGGATGCTTAACGTGTTGGGGGTTACACCGGACGATACGCACAGAACGGCATTCCAGAAAGCTATAGCGATATATCCTGACCTGATTAACGACCCATACGCAAAGAAAAAGCTGCGTGAAGCGAAGAACAGTCTGATTCGGCGGTATCGTGCCGGAAAGCTGGAGGTGTATGGGAAATACACGTTTATCCTGCCTGATTTATATGCTGCCTGTGAACATTGGTTTTGTGGGAAGAGCGACCCGGTTGGACTGCTGAAAAATGGGGAGGTATATTGCCGGGTATATCCTGCGGCGAAGAAGTTGGATTGCCTGCGATCACCGCATCTCTACAGGGAGCATTGCATTCGTGAGAACGTGGCGGCAGAGCGGGATATTGAATGGTTTAAGACACAGGCACTGTATACAAGCTGCCATGATCTGATAAGTAAAGTCCTGATGTTTGATGTGGACGGCGACCAGTCACTTGTTGTAGCGGACGAAGCGGTAATTGAAATTGCACAGAGGAACGTGAAGGGAATTGCGCCGCTGTATTACGATATGCGAAAAGCAGCGGCAGTTGAATTGAACAGTGACAGTTTATACGATGGGTTAATAAAGGCGTTCACGTCCGGGAAAATCGGCATGTACAGCAACGCAATCACGAAAATCTGGAATAGCTCATATTTTTTCGGCGGTGATGATGCAGGCGGGTTAAAGGCGATCAAACTGTTGGTGGCAGAGAGCAACTGGAGCATAGACAGTGCAAAGACACTCTATATGCCTGAAAGACCGGAAGGGGCAAAGGAATTGATCTCATTTTACACCTCTGGGAAGCTGCCGTATTTTTTCAGATTTGCCAAGGATAAGGAAAGCGACAAGACAAACGAGGCGAACCGCTCAACAATGAACCGCATTTGCGCAGCTATAACCAATGTTAGGGTCAACACACGCAAAGCAGGGCTGAACAAGCCGGACTGGCGGCTGATGGTGAAAAAGCCGACAGAAGATGATTTTACAGTCAGTGGGCGTATTCTGATCGGGATATACAGAAAATATACGCGGCGGTTTTTGGAGTACGCAACGCAGACAGAATGTGAAGTGACGGTCAAGCCTGCGCAGAGTGCGGACAGTGCGTTGGTGGAAGAAATCAAATATATGCATGTAGGAACAATGATGCGCCGGGAAATGCTACGTGAAGAGCCGGATGAAGTGAAAGTGGCTGATATATTGACCAGGTATCTGTACACAGAGGAGGGGGAGAATGTCAACAAGGATTTGCTGTGGTTCTGTTATGGTGGGTATATCCTGCTGAATTTGCAGAGGAACTACAAGAAAATCACACGGATTCTGAAAGACGAGGGGATAAAGCGGAAGTTTTCAAAGCAGTGCCGGGAGTGCGGACAATGGTACTTGACGGGGCTTCGGCGCACGGACGGAATTTGCCCGGATTGTGCGCCTAAAAGTAAGCAACGAATCGGCTGAAAACTGGGGAATATTTCATTTAGTAAAAATAGCAAAGTCCGAAAATGCGTGATTTTTTGAATTTTGAATTTTTCACATTGGGGAAAGAATATGAAAAACAGAGTAAAATTTAAATATACGGCGGCTCAGATTGAGCGGCGCATGAATTGTTTCGGCGCACTCGAAGAGCTTGGGAACGTAATATGCGAGCTGGCACAAGCCGGACTTAAAGGCGGTGCAGATGTCGAAATGAGAATTGCACCGGGGCTTTACATTGAGATGTGCTATCAGAAGGCAGAAAATGGGGTCTGCGCATTTAATGGCAAGCCCTTTGAGAAGCCAGAGCAAATGAAAATTTCATTTCGGGTCACAGACACGTTCAGAAAGCGGCTGTGCAAACCCTGAGAGCGTTTTAAATACCCGGCATAGCTTATACCAAAAAAGAGGTGACTCCATGGCAGCAACAAGCCAGAACAAAGAAAAATTTGAGGATTACGAGGGCTTTGTTGAAAAATTTAAGCCAAAGAAAACAACAGATGACTGCTACACGCCGCCGCTTGTCTACGATGCTGTCGCAGACTGGACAGCGCAGGAATACGGGCTTGACCGTGCTGACTTTGTGCGCCCATTCTATCCGGGCGGAGATTACGAAAGTCAGGATTATACTGAAAAAATTGTTGTGGATAATCCGCCGTTTTCAATTTTATCAAAGATCATTCGTTTCTACGTTGAAAACGGCATACGCTTTCTGCTGTTTGCGCCGACCCTCTCCGGGCTTGTGAGGTATGCGGATTTTTGCACGGTATTTCCGACCGGCGCAGATATCGTGTACGAAAACGGTGCTGTCATCCCCACGAGCTTTGTAACAAATCTTGATCCATCTGAAATCAGAAGCCGGACAGTTCCGGCGCTGTATGATGCCGTCACGGCTGCCAACAATGCGACACGGGCACAGGATAAAAAGCAACTTCCAAAATATGCCTACCCTCTGGAGCTTGTAACAGCCGCCGCAATTTACTCCTATGCCCGTTATGGCATTGAATTCGTGATCCCCCGTTCCGAATCTGTCAGGGTTTCCGCACTGGATGCACAGCGCCCGATGAAAAAAACAGTTTTCGGATGCGGCTGGCTGATTTCTGAACGCCTGACAGCGGAACGTGAGAAGGCGGAACGTGAGAAGGCGGAACGTGAGAAGGCGGAACGTGAGAAGGCGGAACGTGAGAAGGCGGAACGTGAGAAGGCGGAACGTGAGAAGGCGGCGAGGTTCCCGCTTAGTGGCCGTGAACGTGCTTTAATTCATTCGCTCTCATAAGCGGCAGGGCATCTGGAGTAATGTGCTCTGTGTCGAGCTGAAACCGTAACATGACGTTTGAATGGCAAAGGGGCTTAGAAGCGATTTAAAGGGGGTTCTGAGATGGACAGGCAGATAAAGACCGGGCAAATAAAACGCCCGCCGGTGTCGGTGTGCGTATGTTGTGGGAAGGAAAAAAGCGACAGAATGTTCGTTAAGACGGCTTCACCGACTTATGCCGCCATTGGCAGAATCCCGGTATGTAGAGATTGTATAACCGTTATGTTCAAGAAAGCCTGCAACGATTTCAGCTATATGGACGACCCCGGCAAGGAAGCGACCAGATATCTTTGTGCTGTGCTGGATATGTATTACAAGAGCGAATACTATGCGGCGGCGTTGAAAGCAGCAAAAGGGAAAGACGGATTTTCGACACCAGAGGGTACAATTGCTCAGTATCTGAAACTGATCGAGCGGCATTTATGCCGGGGGCTGTCTTACATTGACGCGTTCATTGAGGGGAACAGAGCCGGAATGCCAGAACGCACGGTGGCAGATGCAACTACACCGGAGCTGAAAAAGTTCTTTGGCTACGGTTTTGCAGATGAGGACTATGCGTTTCTGTCTGAGCAGTACAAGGACTGGACGGACAGGCACGAGTGCAAGACAAAAACGCAGGAAGAAAACTTCAAGCAAATTTGTTTCCTCCAGCTTGAAATCTACAAGGGCAGACTATCAGGGCAGGACGTGACTGGGCTTGTTACGACTATGCAAAAGCTGCTTGACAATATGAATTTGCAGCCGAGGCAGAATGCGCAGGACACATTAGGCGAAAGTCAGAGCTTCGGGGTTTTGCTGGAAAAATGGGAACGTGAAGAACCTCTCCCGGAAATTGCAGAGGAGTTCAGAGATGTAGACCACATCGGGTTAAATATGGATGTGTTCTATCGTGGGCATATGGCAAAATTCCTGAATATACAAAATGCGCAGTCCGCTGTGTACGACCGATACATGGACAAGTATTCTGTTCACAAGCCGGATTATGCAGACGGTGAGGACACAGAAGCCTTGTTTGATGCTATGATGCGCAATGTTCTCGAAAGAGAAGATTTGAATGAGCAGCAGTAGCTCCCGCCTGCACAGTGTGGCGAAATGGGGCGCATATTACAGGGAAAATCCCCACAGGCTTGCAAAGGAATATCTTGGGGTTTCCCTGAAATGGTTTCAGTCCGTCATGCTGTATGAGATGTGCCATAATCAGCACGTTATTTTCTGGGGCGCACGGTCTATCGGCAAAACGTTCCTGCTGGCATTGTTCTGTGTGATACGCTGTATTTTGTATCCGGGAAGCAAGATCGTTATTGTCGGACCCACGCGCAAGCAGGGAACAGAAGTTCTTGAAAAGATTGAGAAGGAACTCATGCAGATGTTCGGCATAGGCAGCGAGAACCTTCGTCGGGAAATCAGCTCATGTAAAATTGGCGTTAATGCGGCAGAAATCACATTCCATAACGGTTCATGGATACGTGTTGCAACGGCAAGTGAAAACGCCCGCGGTATGCGTGCGAACGTGCTGATCGTGGACGAGTTCAGAATGGTGAATAAGGACGTTCTGGATTTGGTTATGAAGCGGTTGCTTGGAAACAGCAGGCATCCCGGCTATCTGGATAAGCCTGAGTACGCACGGCAGAGCGACAAGTATCTTGAATCGAATATCGAGATGTACGCTTCCTCTGCGTGGCTTGCCAGCCATTGGTCGTTTACAAAGACAAAAGCGTATTTTGCGAATATGATTCTCCGGGGCAATTATTTTGTATGTGCCCTGCCGTATCAGCTTGCGGTAAAGGAAGGACTTAAAAAGCGTTCAGATATTGAAGATGAAATGTCAGAGCTTGACTTTGATGAAACGAAGTTCTCACTTGAAATGGGAACGCTGCCCCTGAACGATGCGCAGGGCGCATTCTTTAATCTGAGCGATATTGAGCGCAACAGGCGCATAAAATCGGCAGTTTATCCAGACAAGAAAATACCGGAGCTTGCGGAGGGCGAACGGCGCATTTTGTCTGTGGATATAGCTCTTATGGCTTCTACAAAGCACAATAACGATGCCAGCTCGGTAATGATTAACTTTGCGCGGAAGGAAAATGGCGGCTATACCGGGCGCATTGTGTATCTTGAAAATTATGAGGGGTTGAAAGTTAATGAGCTTGCGTTGATCGTCCGGCGGCTATATAATAAATTCCACTGTACCGATCTTGTGATTGACTGTGCCGGTGTCGGGCTTGGTGTATACGATTTGCTTATACAGGATATGTCAGACCCGGACACGGGGTATTTATACCCTGCGCTTACCTGTTGCAATAACCGGGAAATGGCGGCAAGGTGCAGCGTACCTTATGCAGAACCGGTGATCTGGTCGGTTAAGGCAAGCGACAGGTTCAACAACGACATCAGCGTATTGCTCCGCAGTGGGCTGAAACAAGGGAAAATGCGGCTTCTTGTAAATGAGTATGAAGTCGAGGAGTGCTTGAAAAGCATATTGCCGGGGTATGAAAAGATGCCTGTTCATGAACAGCTTGCGTATAAAATGCCATATGTGCAGACCACACTTCTTATGTACGAGTTGGTCAATCTGCAATATGAGACGAAGGGGACAAATATCCGCGTATTTGAAAAGTCTGGTATGCGAAAAGACCGCTATAGTGCGCTTGCATACAATTACTGGGTGCAATGTGAAATAGAGCGTGAAGCAATACGAGTGGCGGGAAGCGGATTTGATATATCCGAATATGTGAAGCAAATGAGCCGGTTGACGAGAAAACCGAAAATTTATTGAAAGGCGGTGAAATATGTCGGCAGAGACGGAATATAAGCGTGCCGAGGGTGATTTTATTCAGATGCTTAAAGACGGCAAGGGCATAGACATGAACCGATGGTCAAAGCTGATTCTGAATGATATGCTCCCGCATCTGCGCTTCGCAACAGATGATGTATATTTTGGAAAGTACAGGCTGAAAGAAATTTTTCAGGCAATCGAGTTCCCACAGGAAAAATGGCAAATTTTGCTTGCAGTTTCTGAAACGTTAATGCACATAAGCACATATTATTACCGCCTGAATATGATGTTCGCAAATATGGCGGTTTTTGAGTGGGGCGTGACGATCACGCACACGGCAGAGAAGCTGACCGGAGAAGCGATTAAAGCTAAATATTTCACGGTGTGCCAGAGACTTGAAAAGATGCACCTTGCACACGAATTTTCAAAGATCATGCGCAAGCTCCCATACAGAGATGTATTTTGTGGCTTGGTGTTTGAAAACACGTCCGACTTTTTCATCCATGAGATACCTTTTCGGGTATGCAGATTATACGAAGTCGAAGATGGGTTGTATAATTTCATCATTGACTTGAATGCAATCAAGGGCAGTAATATTGCTGCTTATCCGGCATATGTGCAAAAGGCATTTAGCGCATATGCCGAGCAGCAGCCGGGCGCTTCCCGTTGGTATTATCCGCCATCAGATAAGCAGGTTTGCATTAAGCTGAATGAACAGTGGATTTATCCGTTCCCGATGCTGATCGGGCTGCTGCGTGATCTTGCTGATCTGGACGTGTTCAAAAAGCTGAAGCTGCAAAACGCGCGGACAGGAAATTACAAGGCAATTGCGCAGAAAGTACCGATTGACGAAAAAACAGTGGACAAGCCGCTGCTGACCCCGACAGCATTAGGGCTGTTTGCCGAAATCAATCAAAGCTCACTCAGCGATGATATAGGGCTTCTTTACACCGTGGGCGGTGATGCGAAGGAGATTGAGTTTGAAGCAAATGGGAACGCAGATGCTGATGTGGACGGCGCAACAAATCAGGTGTACAGCAGTGCTGGCGTTACAAAAGAGCTGTTTAACGGTTCTTCCTCTGGAACGGCAGTCACACTGTCGGTTGAGAATAATGCGGGGTTTGTCTATGCGGTATACCGGCAGTTTGAACGTTGGGTGAACAGGTTCATTAAGCTGCGCAGATTTTCAAACTCGAATATTGAGTTTCAATATTATCTGCTCGACTGCACGATTTTCAACAGGGATAATGTGGCAAAGCGTTACCGGGAAGCAGCAACATTAGGTGCGCCCGTGGTTGACAGATGGCTCGCAAGTCTGGGCATGACCCCGAATCAGGTAGTCGGCGCATATAAGACCCATGAGATTTTTGATTATTACAATAAATTTAAGCCGCTACAGTCAACATACAATACGGCGGATCCGGGTAGACCGACAGCGGAGGAACTGGGCGAAACGCTTAGTGAATCTGGCGAAGCAACCAGAGACAGTGATGCAAATATGGATAGATAGGCGGTGAATAAATGCGATTCCAGACAAGATATACAGTAAAGAAACAGGACGGTCGATTTACCGAAGTGACTTTGTGGCTGATGCACATTGGGGAGAACTACAATGGCACGGTTTTTGAAAAAAGCGTGATCGAGGCGGCGATACCGTCACTTGATAATATCCCGATTGTCGGGTATATCCGGATAAACAGTATGGGAGATTTGGATTTTGCCGGGCATGAAGAAGATTTTGAGAACGGAGAATATCTGGGTTCTGCCTATGGCGTAATCCCTGACCGGGCGCATAATAACGCACGGTTTGAAAAGCATACGGATAAGAACGGCGTTGAAAGAGAATATCTCTGCGTAGACGGCATTCTTTGGAATCAGTTTAAATGCGCAAAGAGAATTATGGAGCGGGACGGTGAAAAAGCCGAAAGCATAGAACTCGTGGACTTCGATGTCGGAGACTATGAGGGCGAAGAGGACGAAAATGGACTGTTCCATTTTACGCACTTTTCGTTTCGTGCCGCTTGCATTCTGGGTCGTGATTACTACCCGGCAATGGAAGGTGCAAATATCCGCTTGAATTTTTCTGCGGATAAATTCTGGGATTCTGTGTGGGCTAAATGCCGTGCAGAATATCTGAATTATGTGAAAGGAAGTGAGAACAGTATGACAATTGAGGAGCTGAGGGAAAAGCTCGCTGAACAGGTCAAGGCATATAAGCCGGACGGGGCAGAAGTACCGCCTTATATTTTTGCTGATGTGGATACAGAAGCGAATAAGGTTTATATGTTTGACATTTCTGACAGCTTTTCACTGTGCAGTGCGCCGCTGACAGAGGAAAGTAGCATTGACTTCGGGCAGGTTGCCGAGGATGAAGTTTTCCTGAGCGATGCGTATGAAGATGTAGTGAATGCGCTACTTGAAAAGACTGCGGCGGCTGTGCAGTCTGAAGCCGAGCTTACGGCAAAGGTCGAGCAGTTGAACGATGAACTGGCAAGCAAGGCAGAGGAGCTTGCAGAGCTGAAAGCTGCAGAGGAAGCCGACCTGAAAGAAGCCGAATATTCAAAGTATTCCTATGCGCTTGCGGGGAATGAAGAATATGTGGCAATGAAGGAAAGCATGGCGGATATGAGCGTTTCTGATGTAGAAACGAAGTGTGCGCTTCTGTATGCCCGCGCAAGTCTTGCACAGACCAGCAAGTCGGCAGGGCGGCTGTCTGCGGGGATGAATGATGATGCCCAGCACGAGAGCGGAACAGTATATCTGCCGAAATATGGGGAAATCCCTGTAAATCATTAAGAAAGAGAGTGAAAGTATGGCTTATACGGTATTTGAAAGTACAAATATGGCTGCGCCTAAGTGGTCTAAGTACCGGATTTACGATGTTGTAGCAGAAAGCAATATCGAAAACGGCACAGTCGGTTATATTGAAGTGACAAGCACTTCGCAGAGCGATACACATGTATATAATTTCACACCTGGCACTAAGTCCGGTGCGGTTCATGTGATCGCCAATAACCCGGCATACGACCCGGAGAGAGCGGATCTCGGTGCGCACAGTGAGAGCAAGTACATCATTCCGGCTGGAACGGTGTTCCGTGCGTTTGAGCTTGCACCGCTGGACGAGTTCGCAATTTCCATTGACGGGGTAACTTCTGCTACACAGGCAACAATGGACGTTGGAAAGTATGTGACAGTGAACAGCACGACCGGCAAGTTCGTAGCGGCTGCAAGCTCTTCTGATTCAGCTCTGGTTGAAGGCTATGTTATCCGCAAGCGCAAGTCTGGCATCGGACTGACCACCGTAGCGGGTAGCACACCGACCACACTGTACACGATTAAGATCACGAAGGTATAAGAGAGGGGGACGGGAATAATGAGAAAGACACGTTTTTCTGACGAAATGAAAAAGACGTTTTCTCTCGCACTCGATCTCGCAAGAGATGAAGCAGAGGTAAGCGGCGGCGTTACTAAGGCTGATCTGGAAAACAAGCTGCGCAACACGTTTAACGAGGAGCTGCTTGGTGGGCTGACACTGTTCCAGGCATGGCGCAGAAACAAGCTTGACGTTTATGAGCTGGTAGAGGAAATCGTTACAACTGCGATTGCCGATGACGTGCTGAACACACCGTTCATCAACGAGTTCGTTGAGGTCAAGAACCGTGCGTTTGGCGACACATCACAGTTTTATTCTAACGGTGGGTATCTGGAGGTTGCTTCTTTTGCGGGCAATCACTGGGATACAAACCGCCAGAAGATGCCTATCGGCACGGCATATACGCTCCCGCACGAGTGGGCATATGTCCATGTGTATGAGGAATTTGAAAGATTCCTGCTTAGTTTAACCGACCTGACGAAGATGACAGACCGGGTGTACAAGAGCACCAACAAGTTTATTCAGGACAGAATCTATACGATTTTCACAACGCTTGAAAGTGTCGTAGACCCTGCATTTACCGCAAACGCGAACTCCGAAGAGGGTGTCGGCAATGTGGTAGACCTCGTGCAGGCAGCAGGCGGTTACAACGATATCGTAATCGCTGGCACACGCTCTTCTCTTCGCAAGCTTACCGGAATGATCCCCGCGAATGCGTTTGCGGATTCGCAGAAGGAAGCTAAAGCTGCAACCGGTTCTATCGGCGTGTGGGAAGGATGCAAGCTCTTTGTAATCCCGCAGGTGCTTGTACCCGGCACATTTACAACGAAGCTCCCGAATAACAAGCTGTTCATTCTGGGCGGTGACGTAAAGCCTGTCAAGCTCGAATACATCGGGGATACACGCACGATCGAGGATACTACCGGCACAATTGCAGCCGATGCAACCGTCGGGCTGCAGGTGCAGACTTGCTTCGGTGTGGGTCTGGAAGCAAGTGAATATTTCGGTGTCGTAACTCTTCAGTAAGACGAGAAAGGCGGAACGAATGCCAACGAAAACTAAAACCACTGTGCAGCAGGCAGGGAGTGAGAAAACTGCGGCACTGACCGAACAGGACGAGATACAGGTTGTTTCCAATCTCCCGAACGTGTCATATAAGGGCGACCGCTCCGGCGATTTCTATAGCTGGCAGAATGCAGGCGACATAGAGCGCATGACGTTCGGTGAACTCAAAGATATGTGGCGCAGTCACAAGGGCTATCTGCGCAGCATGATTTTAAAACCCCTTGACGAGAGGGTAGCGAAGGAGTTTCGCCTTGACACGATTTACAAAACAGCAGAAAAGTATTTTTCTGCTTCTGCGTATGCACCCAATAGGATTGACAACACCATCCGGGAAATTCTGACATTAGATGCAGACCTCCGTGGCGTTGTGAATGGGAATATCCGGCGGCTTATCAGCAGTGGGGAGCTGACGGATATTTACGCAATCCGGAAAATCGAAAGAGAACTTGGGCTGTCTCTTATAGGGAATCTGTAAGGTGGTGGCGGATATGACGGCATATAAAGCACTTTACGAAAATCTGCTGCCGAAATTCCGCAGTTATGAAATTCCGGTTATGACGGAGGAGGAGTGTCGGGCATACTTGCACGACTTTCTCCTGCCTGCTATTTCAAGATTTCATGTATGCAGGAAAAACCTGAGTGACCGGGACGATGAAGCCGGGCAGTTTGCGGCTGATCTTGATGATACAGAGATAGAGATTCTGTCTAATTATATGCTGCTTGAATACATTGATTCTGTGTATCTTCGCACGCCAACGCTGCTAAAGGCGAGCCTGAGCAGCAAAGATTTCAACTCGTATTCACCCGCAAATATGCTTGACAAGCTACTTGCCATGCGTGAGCGTTATGTGTGGGAAAATGAAAGCCTGCTGGCACGCTATGCGTGGGCGGGCGCAAAAGAATATACGGATAGCTGGAAATGGCTGAGAAAGGGGCAGTGACATGACCGGATTAGAAAAGTTCAGATGGAAGATGTCTCTTACCGGGCAGAACCAGCGTGAGGAGAATATCCTTAATAGCCGTATGCTTTTGCATGAGGTGTTTTATGACGATTCAAGTTACACGCCAAATGTATATAAGTGGGTGCTTGGAAAGACAGATTACACAGACCCGGAAGAGTGGCTGCCCATCCGGTTTTATGAGCGTACACATTCTGCGGCGCAGGGCACAACATGGAAATTTCAATCTCCGTATCACACCCAAATAAAAGTCGGCGATATTGTACTCAATAAAACCTCCGGTGAATACCTTTTGTGTACAGAAAGTCGGAATCTGAATGCGGTACATTGGGAGGGGCGGTTCACTCTTTGCAACTGGATTTTGAGATGGCAGAAGAGGGAAACCGGTGAGATTCTGGAATATCCGTGCTATGAGATCAATAGTACACAGTATAACAGCGGAGAAACAACCGGGCGGTTATTTACACTTGGAAGCGCACAGCACCTTATCAAACTCCCATGTGATGAAAACACGGTGAAGTTAGACACGCCGCAGCGGTTTATGCTGGATAAAAATGCAGAAAATCCGTCCTGTTATATTGTTACGCAGAATGATACGACCTCTGAAAATTATGACGGCAAGGGCATTGTTCGTGTTACGGTTTTTCAGAGTGAATACAATCCGCAAACTGATAATGCAGAGCTTGGTATTTGCGACTATGTATCGCCGGAATCTCTCGGTGAGAACATCGAAAAGCAGACTGTTGTATCGAGGTGCAGAATCGCTTATGAGACCACTGTATTGAAATCCGGCGGCGATGCAAAGTTGTATACGGCGCATTTCTACAATGCGGATGGTGATCTGATAGAGGATATGCCCTGTGAGTGGTCAGCTGTCTGTGATTTCGCCGACAAAATCACAATGCAGACAGACGGCGCGCTGGTGTGGTTGAGTGTGGATAATGACGAGCTGATTGACGAAAGCTTTAAGCTGGTGGTCAATAGCCTTGACGGGCAGTATGAGGCTTCTTTGCTGATACGCATTGAATCGCTTTTGTGAGGTGCAGCATGGCAAACAGCTTGATTATTGAACGTGCGAAAAACCGCATTATTCGCGATCTGATAAAGGACAGAGAAATAATCCTGGGTATTGATGCAAGCGAGGTCAGCCCGGACGAACCGGAGAAGCTGATCGGGCGCAATATCTTTGATTATCACTTTATTCCGGAGACGATCACACGCACAGACACGTTCCTGACACTGCAAATTCAGATACCCTATAGCCGTGGGTTCAACGATAAAACCTATGTTCATCCGCGCGTAGAAATATGGATAGTATCACACTGGCGGCATATGATCGTTGAGAACATCCCGAAGATTCGGGTGAACCGCAACGATTATCTATCCATGCTGATAGACGATCGCCTGAACGGCAGGACCGACCTTGGGCTTGGAAAGCTCGACCTTATCCAGAACATTGAGGGCTGTACTTATACGGATTATGTATATCGGCAGTTGATATTTGAAACGCTTGACCTGAACAATAGTTTGTGCGAAGAATGAATATCCTGAACATTGAACCGCTCCGGCTATACCGGGGCGGCGACTTTAAACTCGCAAACGGCATCACAGTTTCACAGCCCACAATTGGCAAAATTGAAGAATTTGGTGAACAGCGATACTGGAATGCGATAAATACGCTTTGTGCTGCTCCTGCGGATATGAAGTGGCAGCTATGGGACTATTACCAGACGGACTATACGAAGATAGATGATTATGAGTTATTTGTCCGCCTGATCGTCCCTGCGCTGTCCAGCAAGAAACGGCTTTTTGAAGAAATTCAGAAAGAACCGGCTAAATATGCGCAGGAGTTGGCTCAAATGAGCGAAGAAGAAATCCACCAAATGCAGGAAAACCCTTTGAAGCTAATTTTGGGGGAGTTGGATTTTGCTGATTTTTCTCCATACTATGTGGAGGAGAAAAATCAGGTGATTCTATACAACGAAGCCACCGGGCAGACGATAGACAGGCTGTCTTATCAGCAGCTTGTGCAGGCGGTGCGGAAAATGCACTTTTTGCAGCGCAACAACGAGAAGCCCGGAAATGAGCGGACGAAAATGGACTTGATCGAAGATGCCAGAGATGAAGCAAGAGCGCAGAAAAACAAAGAATTTCAAAGCTGCCTTTTGCCAATGGTATCGGTCATAGGGATTTTGGCGCATACAAACGTGTGGGATATGAGCATATATGCGCTGTTGTATAATATCCGCAGAATCGGTCGCATGAAAGAAGCAGATGCACTGATGAACGGTGCATACTGTGGGTTTGCTGATTTGAAAAAGGTGGATAAAGACCGGTTTAACTGGTTAGGCAATATCGAATAGAAAGGACATGAATTATGGCTTTTAACAAGAACGAGCTGGTGCTTGACCGTGTGCGGTCGGCTACTTACTCGAACCTGACAACGGGAGAGCTTGTTTTCCGTCTGACCTCTATTGAAGACCCGTCTCTGAATTTCACATCGGAGAGTGAGGAGGTCACAAACGCTCTTGGTACGCTGATTACAAAGATTCCACGTGCAAAGTCGATCAATTTCAGCGGCACAAACTCTCTTGTATCTTTTGATCTTATGGCGGCGCAGTTCGGTACAGAGAAGGAAACCGCTTCGGCAGGAAATGCGATCACATCGTGGAATTATGAAATTCTGACAGTTGCGAACGGCAAGGTACAGCTGAGCAAGACTGCCGCCGTAGCAGACAGTGTACCGTACATTTACTCTATCGTTGATGGTGATGTAGGTACTTCTTATGCGGCTGGTGCTTCTGCGAGCGCAACAGAGTTCCTGTTTGGCGAGAATGGTGAGATCACTGTTCCTACTGCACTTGCAAACGGAAGCAAGGTCTATGTGGAATATGCGTACACCACCGAAGAGGGCAACAAGGTTACAGATCGTGCAGATGATTTCCCGACTGCCGGCAAGCTCACCCTTTATGTGTATTACCGTGACAAGTGTACAGACGAGCTGCTTTCAGGCGTAGTTCTTATTCCGAAGGCAAAGCTCAGTCCGGACTTTGAGCAGAATCTGACCTCCACCGGGAAGCATCCGTTTGAGTTTGATATTCTGGCGGATTACTGCAACGAAGATAATATGGAGCTTGTTGAGTACATTGTCACCCCGTAAGGTGGTGTGCGTATGGAAAAGAACAATGCTATTTGCCGCATATGCGGGAAGCCTTATCACAAGTGCATAAGCTGTAAAAATAAGCTGGCACTTTCTCCGTGGACACTGTACACGGATACAGCAGAGCATTATCAGATATTTCAGACCCTGAGAGGGGTAAATATCGGGGTATATACAAAAGCTGAAGCTAAGAAGATGCTGAGTGGGGTCAGCCTGAAAGGGCTGCTCCCGGAAATTGCGGCGCAGATTCGGCAGATTCAGGCAGAGCCGAAAAAGAAGAAGTCAGAGGAAAATGTGAACTGACAGAATAGGGGCTATAGTTCACGCTATAGCCCTATTTTTTTAGGAGGAGTTATGAAAATGATAAGCGACACCACACGGCTGATGTACGATGCCGAGGATGCGGTGTATTTTAAAAATCCGGTGCAGAGTGCGTTTTATATGGAAAATGGTGCAATTCTGCTTGACGTGTTTGTGAGCGGAGAGCATAAAATTGTATTCGTGTTTTCAAAAGCAGATCACGAGCGATTAAGGAGAAAATGGAATGTGCGCGATGCGTAGAACCAGATTCACGGACACGGTAATTAAAGACGGGATGTTTGGGCTTATGGTCGCCCAATGCCAGACCGGAGACGATTACATCCTGTTTTCTGATGGTTTGCTTTGCTATATGCACGTTGTAGAAATGGCAAGACGGCGCATTAACTTTGTTAGCGATGTAAAAATCAAAAGGGCAAGGGGCTGTGTAACGAAGGGCGATTTAGATGCCTTGCGGGCGGCTGCAGCGGCAAAGAATGTTTTCTCCGGGTTTGTGTTTTTAGGCGAAAAATACCCGTGTCACTTGGAAGAAGCATATTTTATAGAAGCAGAAGATTTTAACCGGATGGCTACTCTGACAGGCGGCTGTAATATGGGCATAGAAGAATTGTTCATGTTTGATGCTATAGAAATCAGGAGCGATTTGAAAGAGTGGGATTTGTCCGGTTTTGTAGATAAATTGAAGGAGCGCAACAATGGCTGAAACAGCATATTTATATAACGGCGAAGAGCATACGTTAAACATCAAATCCGACATTAGCGTAATGAGAAAAGCGAGCTTTGTAAAAACAGTGTGCGATTTGTTGGTTACAGACGGCATTTATCTCTCTATCCTGCGCCCAACGGTGTTTTATTTTTGCGTAGGGCGGTATTTCACAGATGATGAAATGTTCCGTCTGGCGGGGGCTGATATTGATTTAGATGCGCTGGAGGATTTTTTCAACAACAGCGGGTTTATCGGTATCGTTAAGGCAAGCATCGAAAAGGGCGTGCTTGATGAACTGGATACAGCGGTTGATGATGCGGTTGCTTCAAAGACCGGGGTATATCCAAATCATGCCGGAAGAGCTGTTAAGTCTCTTATTCAGACAATCGCCGAAAAAGTAAACACGTTTGATTTTACAGCAGCAGAGCTTAACCGGCTGATAAGCGAGGTTGGAAAGTTGAAGTGATGGTTGTAAGTGTCGAAGAGCTGCGTTCAGCGATGGATATAGTGAAGCGGTTGCTGGCGCAGGAAGTCGCTGATAAGGCAGAAGATTTATTAAAGCAGGATTTAAAGCGATATTACATGGAGTTTACACCAGAGTATTATAAACGCACATATCAGCTTAGAGACGAATCTTTGCGTCGCAGCTATGTTTCTGCGAACAATACAGTGATTTTAGAACTTGACGGGGATGGCTTGAAATATAAGAGTGGTGTTTCAGGAGATTTTGTGATCCGGCAAGCTGCTACAGGTTCACACGGCGGTGCGGTAGTTACTACGCCGATTTATTACACGGCACTTAGTACACTCCAGACATCACTCAGGGCGATTGTGCAGGCTGCCGGTGCAGAAATAGGCATTAAGATTATTTGAATATAAAGGGGTGAGAATGTGGAAGAATTTAAGATTGCTTTAGGGCTGGATTTTAAACCGGGGGAATATGACCGGATAAAAGCGCAGATAGAGGAGCTTTGCCGAAACCGGACGGTGCGCATTCAGTTTGAAACAAGCGGCAACGGCGATATACAGAGGCAGTCAGTGCAACTCAATGAAGTAAATGCGCAATACCGCGAAATGCTTGCGCTTATCAAGGAACAAGGGAAACTGGCTGCACGAAAAGCGACACTCAATCCTGTTCTCAATGGTGAAGAGCTGGCGGAAATATCCGCACAATTGCAGCAGATACAGACACGATATGCGCAACTTGTAACGGCAACAAACGGGAAGCTGAATACAAACCAGATCAACGCACTGTCAGCGGCTACGCAGGCGGCAAGCCGTGAAATGCAGCTTGCTACACAGCGCACGCAGGACGGCATGAACAATTTCCGGAACTCCATTAAGCAGAAGATGGATACTGGTACGTTCGATTCGGCGATCACGCGGCTTATGCGTAGCTATAGCAAGCTGAATGAAGGAAACCGTCAGGCGGTCACAGGGTTAGAAGAGCTTCAGACGGCATATCGCAATTTGAAAAGCGGTATCGGCGCAGCAAGTGACAGAGAGTTTGAAAATCTGTATAGGCAATATACACAGGCATTCCAGACGGCGCAGAACTCTGTGACTGCGGCTTCCGCACAGCAAACAGCATATGAACAGGCTTCTGCTCTTGCCAACGGCAGGGCGAACTTGTCAACGCAAATGTCCACATGGCTCACGCTTAATTCAAATGCGGCTGCACGGTTTGGCGATACAATTCAGAATATGCAAGCGCAGCTTGAAACGGCAGATAAGACCCAGCTCGCAGGGCTGCGGTCGCAGTTCGCACAGATTCAAAGTGAAGCGAAGGCGGCAGGGCTGACCGGGCTGAATGTTATAGACAGTTTCAAGGCGAAAGCGGCTGAGTTAAGCAGATACCTTGTGGCGATGTTTGGCTTCACGGCGATCATGCGTGCAACATCCGGCGTAGTTGAGAATGTCCGGAGCATAGATTCGGCGATGGTCGAGCTACGCAAGGTTACGGACGAAACAGAGCAAGCATACAGCCGATTTGAAGCAACTGCCGGAACAAGTGCGTATAAGCTCGGCACAACTGTTGATAATTTAATTAAAAGTACGGCGGATTTCGCGCGTCTGGGTGATTATTCCATTGCACAGGCGCAGGAGCTGGCAGAAGTTGCCAATACATACCTGACAGTCGGTGACGATTTGTCCGGCATAGAAGAAGCTACGCAAAGCATTGTGTCTACCATGCAGGCGTTCCGTATCGAAGTCAGCGATACAATGTCCATCGTAGATAAATTCAATGAGGTATCAAACAATTTCGCGATTTCTTCTGGTGGTATTGGCGTAGCACTTGAAAAAAGCGCAAGCTCTTTGAAGGTCGCCGGGAACTCGATTGACCAAAGCATAGCGATGATTACGGCAGCAAATACCGTAGTGCAGAATCCGGATTCAGTAGGTACTGCATTTAAAACAATCTCTATGCGCATCCGGGAGAACAAGCGCAACTCTGTTGTGCAGGGGCTGACCGGAATCACGGCTTATGTAGACGAAGATAGTTTTAAGTCAACATATGACTATATAGACGAGCTTGCGGCGAAATGGGAAAACCTGACACAGGTACAGCAGGCGGCAGTTATCGAGCAGCTTGCAGGCAAGCATCAGGCAAATGTATTCACTTCTCTGGTTGAAAACTGGGATGTTGCAAAACGTGCTCTTGAAACCTCGCTGAACTCGGAGGGGTCGGCAGAGCGTGAGCTTGCAAATGCCCTTGATTCAGTAGAAGCAAAGGCAAATCAGGTCAAAACCGCATTTCAGGCGCTGTCCCAGTCGCTTTTATCCTCGGATATGTACAAGGGCTTTCTGGATGGCACAAGTTCAGCGATCAGCCTTGTCAATACGCTGATTAAAAATCTTGGCACGCTCGGCACAGCAGCCGCCGCCGGATACATGGCGTTCAGTGCATCCGGGCGAGGTATTTTCAGTGTGCAGAATCAAGCCGGGGTTGGATTTGGGCGGAATTTGTTATCGACAATTACGCCGTTCAGCTCTATCATACAGCGCAGCACGTCGGGGGCAGGGCTTGCGGCATTTGATGCAGGGCTTGCCGGAGATGTAGCGGCACTTGAAGCATACAAGAACGCGGCAACAGAAGCAAGCGATTTAGGCACAGCGTTTGAGCAGACGATGATGAACGCTTCGCAGTCTGCGCGGATTTATGCCCGTAGCCTTGACGTAACGTCCATCTCAACAGCAGAATACACACAACAGCAGCGTATGGCATACATCGCCGCCCAAAATCAGGGCGTGGGGCTGATCGGTGCAAAAAAGGTATTTGCAGAATATAACAGCCTGCAAACTGCCGGGGCTGACCGGATGCGTGAATATGCTGCGGCTACTGCACAGACGAATGCTACACTTGGAAATTACCTGAACAGCCTGAACGGCGGCACGGCAAGCTATACGGCTTTTATTGCGCAACAGATTAAAGCAAGAGCGGCAACGCTTGCTTTGAATCTGGCGCAGATTGCTTTGAACATGGGTCTTGTAGCTCTTGTTTCGGTGCTTGTAAATATTATCCAGAAGCAAGCACAGCTACGCGAGGAAGCTATTGAAAACGGCAATGCAGCCGCCGATGAAGCAGCAGAAATTCAAAAGCTGAATCAGGCATATCAGCAGGCTTTTGTAGCATACAAGAACGGCACCGGCACGAAGGACGAGCTGAGGGAGGCAACTGATTCTCTCGTTTCACGTCTGCGTGAAGAGGGCGTTTATGTCAACACACTGACGGACGATTACCAGAAGCTAAGCGAAAACATCAAAACGGCTACGGAAGAAGCCCTGCGGAACAAGCTGACAAACGAGCAGGTCGGATTGCAAGCCGCTGAAAAGGGGCTACTGCCTGGGCTGTTTAAATCGCCCGGATATAGCATGGATTATGATGCCGCACAAATTATCGAACAGGTAATGGGCGGCGGTAGAGATTCTACGGAATTATTTTATAACCAGATTTTGGGTGAGGCTGATTTTTCAACAGCAGAAGGCGTGCTTGCATACTATGAGAAAATATCTGAAATTCGTGAAAAGGTATCAGACGCCGGTTTGTACGATGCAGATGTTTTCAAAGGCTTTGAAAAATATTACACAGATTTAAGTGAGGACGTTGACACATACCGCACGGCGGTTGAGAACGTAAACAGCACGGTTGTTTCGCTTGCCTATAATCAGTCGAAGCTTTCAGCAGATACGTCCAGCATGGATTATTCCGCTTTTGCCGAATCTGTTGAGGAAATGGCAAAAAGCGTTAAAGGGACAAGCGGCTTTGTCGGCACATTAGACGATGCGACAACAGCGGTATTAAATTTCTTGTCTACAGACACACGGTTTTCAGCGTGGACGGAAATGTTCAATCAGGCGACCGGAGAAGCGCAGAAGAAGTATGACGAGCTTGCAAAGCGGTTAAGTGCGGACACCGCACAGTGGTTCACGGGGCTTGACAGCGGCGACAAAAAAATCGTTTATGACTTGTCGCTGAAGAATGATGATATTGTCTCATGGGATTTGCACCGTTTGCAGACAGAGTTCAGCAAGGTTAAAGCGCAGTCTGATGAAACGTATGGTTCTCTTGAATCATTCTATGCGATACTTGCAACAAATCCAGAGGAAGATGTTGACAAGACGTTCCTTGACTACATCAATGACTATATCGACACAGTAGACACGCTGCGCTCTGCAATTGAGAGTATTGACAGCGGCGACTTTACAACGCAGGATGCGCTTTCTCTTGGCTCAAAATTCCCGTCATTGATACCATATATCAACGATACAAACGCATTGCGCACGGCGATAAAGAATCTGTACGCTCAGGAAAAGCAGGGGATAAACGGCAAATTAGCCGACCAAATCAATATTCTGGGCGGAAGCGCAACAGATGCCGGAAGTGCTATGCTGACCTTGCTTGACACAATCAATGCGCTTGACGTAGAGAAAAACGTCAGTGTTGGGTTTGCTTTTGACATTGACAAGGAAATTGAGCGGTTCAACCAGCTTTATGAAGCAAGGGGGCAGTCGGTTTCCGGCACCGGTGTACAGCGGGAGCAGATCGCAAATATCGAAGCGATGTTCGCAGGGCTTGATTTTACACGAATCACGCATTTAGACGAAGCTGGGAATCGTGTAGAGGGCTTATTTGAGATCACCGCAAACGGAGTACGGCTGAATACACAGGTTGTCCGCGAATTGCAGGCAGAGTATGAGAAGATCACAAAGGGTGATTTGACTGAGCATCTGGCGCAGCTACATATTGCCTATGACGGTCTTTCTAATGCGCTTGACCATTGCAAAAAGGGGACTAAGCAGTATAATGACATTATGCTGCAAATGGACGGCCTGCAAAAGCAAATCGAGGATACTGAGCTTCTTTATGCGCAGTATGAGGGTCTGACTTCTGCCTACAATAAGTGGGTTCTGGCGCAGTCATCTGGCGAAGAAGGGGATATGTACGATAATATCCGCTCGAACATGGAGGCTGTGCAGGAGCTTTACGATAAAGGGCTTGTGGGGACTAACGTTTTCCGTTCGTTTACGGATATATTTTCTGCGCGAGACCTGACGGCATCCGGAACAGAAGAAGTCGTTGCGGAATATGAGCGCGTGCGCCCGATCATGGAGCGATTCGTGACCGAGGGGCAGGAGGGGGCAATTGCTCTCTATGATGCTTTGCATAATGTGAATGCACAGTGGGCATATTTTGCAAACGGACAGTACAATATTGACCTTGGATTCGGCGATGATGTAGCAGCGGCTGAAAAGCTGGGTATCAGTGTAGAGGGCTTGCAAATTCTCCTACGGAAAATGGAGGATTACGGCTGGCATATCTCGCTTGATGATGCGGTGCAAGATGCGGCAAATCTGAAATCACAGCTTGAAATTACCCTTGAAGCCACAAGACAGAAAATTCGTTCTCTCGGCGCAGAGCCGCTCAATATTGACGTGCGTACTGGCGACCTTGACGGAACGGTAGAAAACGTAAGAGCGAAAATCGCACAGCTTGAAAACACAATACGCTACGGCAATCTTTCAGAGATTCAGATAAACGTTGCGACAGCGCAGATTGAAGAAGCCAAAGAAAGTCTTGCAATACTTGAACAGCGCAGGCAGATATTAAACGGCACGGTCATTGAAGTGAACGTGGACACTTCACAGGTCGATGAACTGACACAGAAAACTGCGCAGTATGCGCAGACAATCTTAAATACTAAGGGCGATGTAGAAGCGTTCAATAAGGCAGTTTCTGAAACACCTGATGAAGTATTATCGACTTTGCATATCTCAGCCGATACCACGGATTTTGACACGGCTGCGCAGAACATAGCGGCATGGGGGCAGGAAAATGCCGGAGTGACAGTCAGCGTTGACGGCGATACCCTTGGACTGGAAACAAAGGTTGACAGTGCCACCGCGATGAAAACGGCATATGTCAATGTCGGGCTTACCACGCAGGGCGATCAGGCATTAAACGACATATATGCCCGGTTGAGCCTGATTCGGGATAAAGTCATAAATATTACGGCAAACGTGAACGGCATTGACAGGGTAAATGCTTTACAGGCTGCAATAGACAATTTAAGCGATAAGACCGTCTCTGCCGTTGCACAGGTAATTGGCGAAGCGCACGTTGCACAGCTAAAACACGCAATTGACAGTCTTTATAACAAGAGCGTTTTTGCAAGAGCGGACGTATATGGCGAACAGGACGTATGGAATTTAAGACAGGCGATTGACGAGCTATACAGTAAGACTGTTTACACCACGAATATTGTCAACAATATTGTCAACAACCACCAGAACTTCTTTTCAGATGGCACAGCGCACGCGCAGGGGACGGCATTCGCACAGGGAAACTGGGGAACGCCTACCGGCGGCGAAGCTCTTGTCGGCGAACTGGGCAAAGAAATATTAGTCCGGGACGGCAGATATCGTGTAATTGGCGAGAACGCAGCAGAGATCATCAAATACCGCAAAGGCGATATTATCTTTAATGCGGAGCAGTCAGAGCAGATTTTACGCTACGGCAAAATTAAACACGGTCGGAAACGTGCGAGAGCATATGCGGACGGCACTGCGTTTTCGGCTGGGTATGGGCTGTTCAGGTACAGTAAGAGCGGCAATAATGCAATCACAAAAATTGAAGAGGTTCAGCCGGACAGTGTAGAACCGGTTACGGAATCTCCTGAACGTTATACACCGGACTATTCGTCTATTGACCGTGCGGCAGAAGAGTTCTCGAAAAAGGTTGACTGGATCGCCGTTGCAATTGACCGCCTTGAACGTTCCATTACCCGGCTTGATGCGCTTGCAAGCAGTGAGTATCGGGCATGGGGCAGCCGGAGTGAAAACCTGAATGCGGAGATCGGAGCTGTTTTAAACGAGCTACAGGTACAGCGCGATGCGGCAAGTCGATATGAATCTGAAGCGTGGGCTGTGATGGGCGACGATTGGCGGCAGGGCTGGATAAAATCCGGTATCCTGCCGTGGGAGCAGAACGATATATGGCTTAATACGGACGAAGGATTGCAGGACAGGATTGACGAGGCGCAGGAATGGTACGAAAAATCTCTGGATGCGAGAGCGGAAGTTCTGAATCTGGAGGAAAAGGTCTCAGAACTGTACGCACGTCAGTTCGACAATGTTGTTGAGCGATGGGGCGAAATCATAGCAAGCATAGAGCAGCGTGAGAACATCATCGAAGAATGGCAGAAACAGTCTGATGAAATGGGCAGATATACCGCAGAAGCCTATTACATGGGGCTGATGAGCGAAGAAGAGGAAAAGATACGGGATATAGCCAGAGAACGCACAGAAATGGTGGAAGCCCTTGAAAAGGGAGTCCGGTCTGGGTATATCAAGGAGTTCTCGCAAGCATGGTATGATATGGCGACACAGATCAACGATGCGAGCGTGGAGCTTGTTAAGGCTGAAACGGCACTTGTGAAGTATCAAAACGAGATACGAAAAGTAAAGTGGGGCGTATTTGACGAGCTGCTATCGACTATATCCGAAATTTCTTCTGAATCTGACTTTTTGATAAAGTTTTTCGCAGATGATAAGCTCTATGACTACTATGGGCAGCTTACGAGCGTAGGGCAGACCACAATGGGGCTTCATGCGCTTAATAGCAATATTTACGCTGAACAGGCGCAGAGATACGGCGAAGAGATCAAAGAGCTTGACAAGATCATAGACAAGTCCGGCGAAACAGACCAAAGTCTGATTGACAGGCGCAGGGAGCTTTTAAAGCTACAGCAGGATGCGATTCTGGCAACAAATGAAGAAAAGCAATCAATCGTTTCCATGGTCGAAGAGGGCATAAAAATCGAATTATCCGCATTGCAGGACACGATTGACCGCTATGAAGAAGCGATAGATGCGCAAAAAGAATTGTACGACTATCAGAAAAAAGTCTCCGGGCAGACAAAGCAAATCGCCACTCTGGAGAAGCAGCTTGCCGCCTATGCGAACGACAACTCCGAGGAGACCAGGCAAAGGGTACAGCAAATCAAGGTATCTCTTTCACAGGCACGGGAAGAGCTGCAAGAAACGCAGTATGACAAGTATATTTCAGACCAGAAAGCCGTATGGCAGCAGCTGTATGACGATTATGAGAGAATCCTGAACGCAAGACTTGATAATGTGGATTTACTTATTCGGGATATGCTTGACGAAACGAATGCAGCGAAAAACGAGATCAGCCAGACAATCGCAGGCGGCACGGACAAAGTAGGCTATATGCTGACGGACGAGATGCGAATGATCTGGGGCGGCGAGGGTGATGCGGTCGGTACGCTTGAACGCACGCTCGATACAAATACAGATGCCGTAATCACAAGCATAGATGCCGCCAGTCAGCGTGTCGCAGTTGTGATTGAGCAGAGTGCAAAAGAAAACCTCGGCACATTTGACGGGTTGGCAATTGAAAAGGGCTTTGCGGGCGGCACAAGGTCGGTCGGCAGCTCCGGGTTTGCATGGACACAGGAAAAAGGCATGGAGGCGATTATTCGCCGTTCCGATGGTGCGGTCCTGACCCCGCTTGCGAGAGGGGATGCCGTGCTGAATGCTGCGGGAACAAACAATTTATTTGCGTTCGCAAATAATCCGCGGGGTTTCCTCAGAGCGCAGGGGGCGGCTGATGTGCGCACTGTTAGCACAGGTTCTTTCAATGGCGATGTGAATTTTAACGTGTCTCTTCCAAATGTATCGAATTATGAGCAGTTCAAATACGCTATGCAGCATGACCCACAGTTTGAAATGATGTTGCAGGATATGACGGTCAATCAGCTAGTCGGGGGCTTAAAGCACAAAAAGTACGGCTACAGATAGGAGCAGCCATGGGAAAAACTGAAATGCTCCAGAAGAAAATCAAGGTTCTTGAAGAGGAAAATGCAAGACTGCGCAAGTACGAGAGTGCGACTGCGCAGTCTTATCTTGATTTTCAGCGGAGAGAAAAAGAAGAACTCAGAGAAAAGCTTCAAGAATGCAGCAAAATTCTTCAAGAACTGCAAGCTATGCGGTATCAGTTGAAAAAAAGCGGGCTGAACGTTCTGAGCAGAGAATTTGAAATGCCGCTTTATAAAATTATTATTCAACGCATTAAGCGCAGATTTAAGAGGGAGTGAGGTCATGCGCTCGTATTATTTTGAGTATGACGGTGAATCGCTCCGTGACAAGGGCTATGTGATATGCTATTTTGGCAGACCCGGTGGCATTGAAACGGTTACAAGCGGTGCGGATATTACATGGAATCTTGTGTCAATGCACAATGGGACACGCTGGGGCTTCACAAGCTCCGGACACAGTAGCACCCTTGAAACTACATTTTCTATATGCAAAGACCCGTGCAGCACGGGCGACAGCATAATCACCCTTGAAGAATACCGTGCGCTTGCCCGGTGGCTGAACCGCCGGGGATTCCATACGCTGCGGTTTCTGGATTCGGAATATGAAAATTATTGCTTCGATGGCAGTTTTAACATTTCCCCGATTCTGATCGGCGGCAATATCGTAGGGGCAGAGCTGCGACTTAAAACAGACAGCCCTTTCGCACGGCTTGCCGATGTGTCATTTGACCCGTTTAACGTAGGGGTGCATCTGGTTACGCAGTTTTTCGATATTGAGGGCGATGAAGAGTGCATCGTGTTCCCAAAAATAGAGTTAGACGGCGCAAACCTATCAGCCGAGCACACGACTGTTGAGCTGTGGAGTGCCTATGATACGATCATTGGTTCAAAAACGAGCGTTGAACTGTATGCGGGGGAAAAAATCACGATGGAGTATCCTGTAATTAGCTCAGATAAGCCGGAACACGCAATTGAAAACGATTTCAATTTTTCGTTTGTGCATTTCATTTCACGATATAAGGCGAACGGAAAAACTTCAAACGCAATTGAGGTACAAGCGGGGGCTGGTCAGGTTTGCGTAACAGTCAGCTACAGACCCTTTGTGAAAATTCAGGTATAGGAGGTGCGCATGGTAAGAATTTCGTTTGACGGCGAGGGCAGTCCGATTCAGCCTACATTAGTTCTGACTACGAGAGCCGGAACGACAATTGGGGCAGTTATACCGGAAGGTCTGGTCGTATCGGACAGCCTGACGGATGCGTGTGAAATATCTTTTTCTGCGCATAAAGAGCTTAATGGAACAGTCAGTCCATACTGGGAGCAACTGGCGAATTTCAAGCTCCTCTATGTGCCTGAATTTGATAAATTCTTCGAGATTTATGTTGAGGTGCAGGAAGAAACGGAAACAGTTAAGTTTGTGACTGGGGTCTCTCTTGGTCATGCAGAGCTGTCACAAATTTTGCTTTTTGACATAGAGATCAACACGGAGAATGATATAGCACGGGAGGACTACACCGAGCCGACTGTGTTCTATAACCCGGAAAAGCCGAGTTGTTCTCTTCTTCACCGCATATCCGAGAAAATTCCGCATTATCGTTATGGGCATATAGACGAAACACTTTGGAATATCCAGCGAACATTCACGTTTGACGATATTTCAATTCTCGATGCCCTGCATCAAATCGGTGAAGAGATCGGATTTTTTGTTGACCTCCCGGCACGCAAGCCCAACGGCGAGAAAAAGCCGGAGCGTACAATAAATATCTATGACTTAATGTCAAACTGCAATGTGTGCGGCTATCGTGGAAATTTTATTGGGAAATGCCCTGCCTGCACGAGTACAGACATTACGGCTGGATATGGGAACAATACCACAATCTATGTATCTGCTGATTCTCTGGGTGATGAAATTTCATTATCCACTGATACAGGGGCAGTTAAGAACTGCTTCTGTGTTGTTGGCGGTGACGATGTAGTAACGGCTGCACTGCGCAATGTAAATCCGAACGGTTCTAATTATGTGTGGTATTTCCCAAAATATACGCTGAGTGATATGTCAGCAGAGCTGCGGGAGAAAATCGAGGAGTATACGGCAAAGCACGCATATTTTTACGGCGTTGGGGATATTCCGGATGTATCCGGGTATAGCTGGTATGTCCCCACAGCGACTGACCCGATAACAGGGGCACGATTGTTCTGGACAAATGATGCCCCCAGTACCGGGGAGGGCGATGAGACGAGGAATGCTGTCTTTTGGCGGTATAACCGTCTTGTGGATAAATACCAGACGGCAGGCGGCAGATTTCGGAAAGTCCCGAATAAGATGGTCGGCTATGCGCAGGTCGCGGAATATTATTACAACGTTATTGACCTTCGTATGTACTTAACGGACGAAATGATGATGAACGTTGAGCTTGATGATACAAGTGCGACGGCGCAGCGTGACAGCCTCGGATATATTGCCTATACGATGTACGGCAACAATTTAGGGAAAATATACTTATCCAGTCTTTCTGATCTGGAAAATCGTGGAACAGAATTGGCTACGTTGCTTTTAAATCAGGCAATGGCGGCGATTGACTGCCGGTATGCGGTCAATATCGTTGGAGAGGTTCATATTGACACGGGTACGCCAGCGGTATATATGGACGTAACAATTGAAAACCGTTCAGAAAGCACGGACATAACCGATACATTCACGCTATGGTGCGAGATAGGCTCTGTGTCTGACGATATGGAGAGCTACGATAACTATGTGCGTATGCGTGTGAAAACGCTGTTGAGCCGTGAAAAGATAGACAATGTGAGCGTTGCGGCGGTATTCAACATTGACAAGACAAGCCTTGCAATGTTTGAGCGGATTTTGACAGCCTATTCGCTGAACGAGTTGAAAGGCATTTACAGCATAGCGCAATCCGCGATTGATATACTCATTGAGCAAGGGGTCGGTACGCGCGAATCATGGGACGGGAAGAATCCGAATCTGTATGATGACCTGTATCTCCCATATCGGGCAAGGCTTGAAGCGGCAGCCGCTGAAATGGCGTTGAGAGAGCAGGAAATAAAGCAGATCAACGACATGGTAAAAGACTTTGAAGTAATCCGGAGAACAGTGAACGAGGTCGTGTCTGTAGAATACGTTCTCGGAGCAGAGCTGTTCAAGGAGCTTGCGGCATATCGGAGGGAACAGAGATACAGCAATGAAAATTATATTTCAGATGGGCTGACCGATGCCGAAGTGTTTGCGCACGCAAAGGAGCTATACAAAAAGGCTGAAAATGATATATACAAGTCGGCTGAACAGCAGCATTCAATTTCCACTACGCTTAAAAATCTCATGGCGATTGAACGCTTCAAGCCTCTTGTGAAATTTTTCAGTGTCGGAAATTATATCCGTGTGTACACGGATGAGGAAGTATACAAGCTACGGCTATTGTCCTACACGGTGGATTTTGATAATTTTGACAGAATCCCGGTTGAATTTTCCGATATGATGAAAACCGCCTCCGGCATTACTGACGGAAAAATGCTTGTGGCAAGTGTGCGCTCTATCAGTTCGAGCTACAGCTATACCCAGACACAGGCGAGCCGGGGCAGCAGTGCAAAAGAAACGATTACGGAATGGCAGGAGGGTGGTTTAACCGCTTCTGAAACAAAGGTCGAGACCGGCGGCAGACAGGCACAGACGTGGGACGAGAACGGCATACTCCTGCGCAAAATGAACGAAGAAACAGGGGAATATGCACCGGAGCAGATGAAGATCGTCAATAATACCATCGCAATCACGAACGATGCATGGCAGACGGTCAAAGCGGCTGTTGGTGCGTATATCTACATTGATTCTGACGGTAATGTGCAGCAGATGTACGGGGTGAATGCTGAAACGGTTGTAGGCAAGCTGATTCTCGGAGAAACGCTGTCGATCGGGAGCGAGGACAGCACGTTATCCTTTGACAGCAATGGTCTTTCCGTCAGCAACGGCACAAACACATTTGTGGTTGACCCAAATTCACAGACGGGCTTGCTGGCGATTTACAATGGTCAGGAGCGTGTGTTTTACGTTGATGCGGACGGCACACTGCACATCAAAGCAGACGGCGAGGACGTAGATATTATAGACAATCCTGCGTTCATTGCCCTTGCGCAGCGTGTGAGTGCGATAAAAGACGTGACCTATGATTTAACACAACAGGGGAGCGAAATCAGCCTTGTAGGGTCTGACGGAACGGTGGACACGGTGCGTGCGGAAAACATCACCTACACCCTTGAGATGCCCTCTCTTGGTGTGGTGCAGCTTAAAGGGAGTGATGGCAGCGTGAGCGAGATCAGACTGCCGTGTGCGGGCGGTGGCGATAATCTGCCCGTAGATGCGGCATTTATGGCAATTTATAATGACGGTGACGGTCTGATCGGCACTGTCGAGGATGCAACGTTTGAGGTGGTATCATGATAAGCAGGAGTGTAATTTGTACGGCGACAGGGCAGGGGCAGACGTTAGCTGACTGGCTTACAGCTAATGCAGCAGCGTATTTTGACAGTGTTGCCTACGACAGCGCAGGCACGGTGACGTGTTATGTGGGCGAGTTGGTTTTTTTGACGATAAAACCGGATGCACTTACTGCAAACAACAGCGTTATTATTAAAAATGCGGGTGGGCAGACAAGGAGCTCCCGACTGTATGGCAACGGGGCTTTAGCTTATATGGCTACCGGGTATACTTGTACAAACGGAGTTGTGTTGTCAAATTGCCCGGCGGATGCTATGCAGCATTACCCCGGTATCATTATTACCAAGGACGAGGACGGCAATACCGGGATTATGCAGACTGACAACGTTAGTTACAGACCGCCGAGCGGATATAGCAGCAGTAGCTGGAACATCACCAGCTCTGCCGACACGGGGATACAAGCAAACGCCCCGTTCACAATGTCACCATATGACGCTGGTTACATCCTAAAAACCGTGCTTTGTCCTGCTGTCTCCACCTGTATCGGCAGTACGCACTATTTTCCAAACGTTTTCTTGACCCCGTGGAATCAGGCACCCGGCACGGGTAAGCTGACTGCAAACGGGCAGGATTATCTGACAACCGGGCTTGTAGCGATAAAGGATTAGGTGATTTTATGACGATTATCAATAGGCAGACGTGGTACTTTGAGCCGGATGGCGACAAGGCACGTCTGGATGTCCTCGGCACGGCTGAGGAGCTGCCCAGTGGCGATGTGGTCACGATTAAGGACGTGACATATCATCTGATGGATGGGTCGTGCTTTCGGGCGGTCGATGCTAATGTGATGTATATACTGTATGCCGGGGCGTGGCACGCGCAGATGGCGGCGACCGAAGAGGGTATGTATAGTTGGGCGGTGCGTAATTATATCAGCGGCACGGGTAAGGTTGTGATTCCGGATGGCGTGACGGAGATTAAGGC